GATTTGGGACAGTGTATGTGACATTGAGAGGGTATTAGGATACTGCCCTTCTACCATTATTAAGTGTTGTATCCACCCCGACAAATATAAAACTTATAAAGGTTATAAGTGGAGTCGGGCAAATAAATTATAACTGGAGGTAAAAATTATCGCAAATGTAGTTATGCTACTGGGAAAGAGTGGAACTGGTAAATCAACCAGTATTAAAACACTCAATCCTGATGAGACTGTCATTGTTAATGTACTTGGAAAGAAACTTCCTTTTAAGGGCAGTGGAAGTCTGTACAACAGTGAAAAGAAGAATCTCTTTAGAGTAGAAGATTATCAGAGTATGATTAATCTCCTGCAGGCCTGTAACTCTCAGAATCATATTAAGAATATAATCCTTGATGATTGTATTTATATTATGAGGAAGGAGTATTTCAAGAGGGCTAAAGAGACTGGCTATGGAAAGTTTACTGAGTTAGCTCAGCATTTCCAGCAGATTATCTCTACTTGTGAACAGATGAGGGATGATATCAATGTATTCATGGTTCTTCATAGTGAGGATGTTCAGAGTGAGAAGACTATTGTAGGATTTAAAGTTTCAACTGTTGGTAATATGCTTGACCAGCAATATAATCCTATTGAAGTGGTTCCTATGGTACTCTATTCAGCAATTAAGTTTGATGATAAGGGTAGTCCTAAGTATGGTTTTTATACTCACGCAACGATGGAAGGAACTGTACAGATTCCTGCAAAGACTCCTGATGAGATGTTCACAGAAGACTTCATTCCTAATGACTTAGGGATGGTAGTGAAGGCAATGAATGAGTATTATGGTTAGCAAAGAAGAATGCAAAGATACCATAAACAATTTGTTTAAGACTGGAGATATAAAATATACATTAACCCTATTAGATTATTTATGTCAAGTAAAGGAACTTTCTGAAGAGGAAAAGAAAAAGGCTATTATAACTATAGGTCTTACCTTTGGGGTATTATCTGCAATTCTTCCTAATATATTAGAAGAACTTGAAAGACATTTTGGTCTAATTAGGATTACTGATAAAAACAACAATCTTATTTTAGTTTTTTAACAATTATGACTTTAAACAGATTTCAGATGGCTGCAGCCAAAAGGACTGCACAGAACACGAAGAAACTCTGTTCTATGAGGGACAAGGCTAACGCTAAAATGCGTGAACTTGCAGCAGAGGTAATTGAGCTTAACAATCAGATTGATGCTTGGGAAGCTCCTATCAAGGCCATGACTGGGGGTTACACCTCAGAGCAGGTAATCGCTTGGAATGGTGAGATTCCAGATGCAGAAACAACAGTAGAGGCTACTCCTGAGGTGGTAGTAGAAGCTCTTTAATTAAACTAATTCAATTATGACAAACATTTCTTTTATGGCATTCTCCACAGGTAGGGAGAGTACAGAAGGTGGTGAGGTTAAACGCTACATTGGTGTAGCACCTGTAACCGTACTTGCTGTAAACCCTAACAAGGAGACACTTGAAAAACTTTACAACACTACTCTTGATAAAGCTCCTGAGTATGTTGGAACACAGGAAGTAGATGGTAAATCTGTTCCTAATGTAAGGATTGATGTTATCGTTAAGACTGTAGCAGAGAAGGTTAATAATATTGACCTTACTACAAGGGTAACATTCTTCCTGTCTAAGGCTCGTAGATGGAACAGGGATAAGAGTAAATTCCAGGTAATTGACAAGTATGGTCGTACTGCTTGGGTTACTGAGGCTGAAGCAGCTAATAGGTCTATCCCTCAGTATAAGAACGGTCCAGCAAGGCTTGACAACGACTATAGGCCTGCCTGTATAGGTGAAGAAGATATGACTAATTTCTTCAAGACCTATCTCGGAGTACCCAACATTGACAGGTATGTAGATGGTAAGTGGGTAACTGCCGATAATCCTGCTGAGTGTGAAGCTCGGTTTGAGAATCTTGACAAAATCTTCACTGGTGACTTCAAGGAGCTTAATGAAATTATTTCTTATCAGCCAAACAACAAAGTTAAGGTAATGTTTGGTGTGCGTACTGCAGATGATGGTAAGCAGTACCAGACTGCTTATACTCAGATGTTCCTTAGGAATGGAGCAAATGATTATAGCAGGCTTGACTCAGACCTTCAGGATAGGAAGGCAAATGGAGCATATCCTAATGTAGAGTTTGATGCCAATCCTCTTCATGAGTATAAGGCAGAGCCAACTCCAGTGGATGACCTTCCTATCAGTACAGAAGCACCCAAGGGCTGGTTCTAATAAGAAAATATGTTTGGTTTAGGGAGAAGTTCAGTAACCTTAGAAGAAGTACTTGAAAAAACAAGTGAATTGGAGATTGCTGTACATTACCTAGGGATAGATGAAATTCCCTGTGTAATTAATTCTCCTTTAAGAGAAGACAGGCGTCCATCCTTTGGAATATACTTATCAGATAAAGGAAGAGTCAAATATACAGATTTAGCCACAGGAGAGAGAGGGGGCCTATTTGACCTCCTTTCTTTAATGTGGAAAATACCCTATCAAAAGGTGTTGGATACTATCTATAATGATGATAAAATTACTAATCTAACTATTCAACAAAAAAGTGGTCCATCTTCAAAGAAAGTCATTAAAGAAAAAAGTCCAGCAAAGATTGAGGTTAAAATAAGAGAGTGGAGAAAATATGATGAAGACTATTGGGAATCATATGGAGTATCTATCTCTTGGTTAAAGTATGCTGATGTATATCCAATATCTCATAAGTTTATAATAAAGGATGGGCTTACCTATACCTTTGGTGCTGATAAATATGCATATGCCTTTATTGAGAGAAAGGAAGGTAATATCAGTATAAAGATTTATCAGCCATTTAATAAAGAGGGCTTTAAGTGGTGTACAAGTACAGACAGAAGTGTAATTAGTCTTTGGACTAAAGTTCCTGAAGAGGGAGACAGAATCTGTATTTGTTCATCACTTAAAGATGCTCTTTGTTTATGGGCCAATACTGGTATTCCTGCACTAGCAACTCAAGGTGAAGGTTATACTATGAGTGATACTGCTATAGGGCAATTAAGGAAGAGATTTAAAAATGTATATATTCTCTTTGATAATGATGCTCCTGGTATAGCAGATGGAGAAAAACTCAGTAATCTTACAGGATTCACAAACATAGTACTGCCGCATTTTAATGAAGGGAAAGATGTGTCAGACTTATATAAGTCCCTTCAAAACCCAAACAAATTTAGAGAAATTATTCTTTCACTTTTTAAAAATTCATAAACAATTATGGAAGCAAGAAATATTACTATTGTAACAACTTCAAATCAGAGCAAGTATGTTGTTAACACCGATGCTACCACTCTTGGTGAGCTTAAGGCTGCCCTTGCAGCACATAACATCCCTTACGAGGGAATGACATTCTATGAGGGACTTTCACACAGTGAGCTTCTCACCGATGAGGCTATCCTTCCTCACGACCTTCCTTATAGGGGAAGCACAACCAATGAGCTGGTATTTATGCTCACTACCCCTAACAAGAAGATTAGGAGTGGTGCAGATAATGTGCGTCAGGCACTCTATGATTCCATCAAAGAGCTTGGACTGCAGGAGGTAGTGGTTGCCCGTTATGGCCGTAACTTCACTCAGTGCAAGAATGATGAACTCCTTGCTGTAATTGAGGAAGCTCAGGCTGCTACTGGTTTTGCTCCTAGTTCAAACATCGAGGAAGCATTTGATGCCCTTCTTAACATTCTTGAGGAGACTGCAGTGGTTGGCACTGTTCACATCAAGAAGGTTCGTAACATTCTCAAGGGCAAAGAGGCAGAGGAAGCACCCTACTCTGATGCAGAGATTGACGCAATGTTTGCACATTTGAATCGTTAGTTTTCATTGGGGTGGTGGTATTCACCACCCCTTTTTATTTCTAAGCAATGGCAATAACAGATATCAAGAAGGCATACGATGAAGTAGTAAAGAAGCCTTTGGAGATTCTTGAAGTATTCAATGATTTCTTTGGAGAAAGTGCCGTTGATTTACAGGGTCTTATAACTCTGGAGGAGTTTGAATCTCTCAGAGCAGAGCATAGAACTGTAGCATCCCTCGATAATGACTGGGAGCACCCATTTATATTAGTACACTGGCCTGAGGTTAGAATTACAAATGAGCACGACAGATATGAGGATATTACTCATCTATATGCTAAAGTAAAACTGACTTACAGTGGAAAGATGTTTGAAAGGTTTGCTCTCAATAGGTCAGAATACACAGTAAAACATATGTTGTGCGGTTATATGCACAGTCATGTGTCTAGTATCCCAACTTGGAATTTCTTAGAATTTCAGCAACCTTGTACAGGAAGTGGTCCAATAAATACTACTATGTATTCTCTGTGGGACCGCTATGATATTGATATATGGAGATTGTTCTGTCTTGAATTAGATAAGTATGTACATGTTGAATCTATAGCAGGAGTTCCTTATCATAGACTTGAAGAGTTAACTATAAGAGGAAATAGAAGGTCTTCCTTTACTAGGGTTGCTAATATAATATCAATTATTAACTCAGAAGGATGGTTCACAGCCACAGAGAAAGACCTGTGTTATCCTGCATTAGCAGAGTTTACTGTATATCTGGTAAACAGAAATGTGCTCAGGTTTACTTATGCAGGAAATTGTTTTAGTCTGGCAATGTCCCCAGAAGAATTCTATACGGTGATAAGTAATGAATTCATAAATTGGTTTAATAAGAAATATGCTGGTAACCCAAATGCCCGTGTATGTACTATCTTGAGGCGTTATTTGAGAAATGTCAAAAGAATAAATGGGGCCTTCTTCATTGAAAATGGAGGTAGAGCGATAAGCCGGGATAACTTATGGGGCTATGAATCACAATTTATGTGTAATTTTAAAGGGCAACCAGTTACTATACACATAAGTGATTTAGAGGGGCAAGCCGAGGCTGACCCAGATAGGAATGAAGTAACTCTTCTGGATGAAAATTTAGCCTGTTTTATAGTAACAAAGATGTTGAATATAATTAATGGTAAATATGGAAAACAAACCGACAATTCCACTAATCAAAGGGTCCTCTACATTTAAAATGATAATTCCTGCAGAGGTAGAAAGACAGATAAGATTTCTTTGTGAAAGAGTCTGGTCTACTGAATGGAGTGGAGTATTATTCTATACCTATGAGGGGGGTCTTGAAGATGGCTCTCTCAAAATTATCTGCAAAGATATATATCCTATGGATATTGGTTCAACTACTTATACTGAGTTCTCAATGTCTCCAGATGTCATCGGTTATATGGCAAATAATACCGAGCTTTTAGACTGTAAAATGGGACTTATCCACAGTCATAATAATATGTCCACCTTCTTTAGTGGGACTGACCAGTCTACTTTGCAGGAAGAAGGAGCAGAGAGAAATCATTTTGTGTCTCTTATAGTTAATAATGCTGGCAAATATACTGCTGCCATTACTAGAAAGATAAAGTATAAGAAGTCTATTACTTTCAATTATGAAGGCTTTAATGGCTTGATTAAGGTAAAGAGTCCTACCATCACTGAGGGTGAGGCTATAGAATACTTTTATCTTGACATTGAGATGGAGGGTGAGACTGACAACACTGCTAAGTCTCTTGCAGACAGACTGGAAGAGATAAAGAAGAAGAAACCAGCAACTCCTGTTAATATTAACACTGCTTTCTCAAATAGCAAGGGCTGGGAATCCTATGCTGATTATCTGAAGAGAACAGAAAGTAGTACAAACTACGAAAACAACTACAAAACTCCAAGCCTATTCAGTAAAGAGGAAGAAAGTAATTATAACTTTTGGACCTCAAAGAAAGATAAACCAGGGGCTTTGTATCTTAACAAGGAGGATGAGAAGAAAGAATCCTCTTTCTCTGAAAAAATTACTCCTGAGGCAGTGAACTCTATAGTAGCACAGTTGTTAACTGGAAGCGTAGCAGTTACTGACATTGAAAAGGTGAAAGAACCTGGGTGGCTGGGTACTATGACTAAGCTGTTTAATAAGAGGTTTGATAAAGACCACGATGGAGATTTGTTATTTGAGTTCTGGGCGGAAGACTTCATTCAGTTCTTGCTTACCTATTCCATTGATGACTCAGATGTAGCTGACCCTGATGCACTTACTTCGGAACTGGCTGATGCTGTTATGGAGAAACTTACAGGATTTCCTGCCAATGAGTATATTGATATATATATTGGTATTTTAGCACGATTTATATAGTATGAGCATAGAAAGCGAAGTAGATGCCATTATTGCGAGAGCAATGGCAGAATATAATTCAAGACATCCTGAAAGTAACTTACAGCCAACTACTCCTATACAGGAGCCTGTTATATGTGCCCAGCCTGAAGAAGTTCCTGTTTGGGATGCTACACAGACTGCAGAAACTCCTAATATTGTTCCTGAAAATTCAGGGAGCTTGCTAGTCAATCAGGAAACCAGTAGATTCAGCAGTGCTGTATGGTATGATGAGATACAACACAGAAAGGTGACTCTGGCAGGATTGGGAGGAATTGGAAGTTATGTTGCTTTTCTTCTTTCAAGATTGGATATTCAGGACCTCTATCTATTTGACCCTGATATTGTAGAAGTTGGAAATCTCTCAGGTCAGCTTTATGCGGATGAAAGTATAGGCCAAAACAAAGCACAGGCAACTGGAGTTCTTCTTGCAAAACTTTCACATTTCTATAAAGCATGTTGTTATCCAGAAAACTATAATACCAATTTCGTTACAGACATTATGATATGTGGGTTTGATAATATGGATGCTAGAAGGCAATTTTATACTGCCTGGAAACGAAGGGCAACCACAACAGATAACCCAAGTAAATGCCTGTTTATTGATGGAAGACTTGCTGCTGAAAACCTTCAGGTGCTTTGTATAAAAGGTGATGACCTCTACAGTATGGAAAGGTATGAGAATGAGTTCTTATTCTCAGATGAGGAGGCAGACGAGACTATCTGCAGTTACAAACAGACTACTTTTATGGCAAATATGATTGGCTCAATAATAGTCAATTTGTTTGTTAATTTTGTAGCTAATGAGTATTGCGAAGAACTCATCAAGAGAGACCTTCCATTCTATACTGAGTACTCTGCAAGTTCAATGTACTTTAAAGTTATAGCATAATGACAATAAGTGAAAATCTAAGAAGGGCTCTTGGGAGTTATGATAACATCTCTCATGTTGGAGAAACTGGTTTAAGAAGTTATGTTGGTAACCTTATTCCAAGACAGGTAGTTTTAGACCTGACTAAAGATGAGCTGGAGGTCCCAGTATTCATTAGTAGACGGCAAATTATTAATAATTGGGGCTCTAACGACAATGACCCTAAATTAGTTATACCCTTAAATACTGGACGTTCCTGGATAAATGCAGTTAATCCAGAGGTTATGATGAAAAACATTTGTAATTACGGCTATAATAATGAGCGTCTTAGAAAGGGCACTAAAAGTGGTGAGACTTTCTACGGAGGTAATGGATTCCTTATGGATGCTAACTATGATGTTCTAATGATGGTAAGCAAAGTGCTAACCAAGCAACACGGAGTTAAACAGTATAGAGTACATTTACATCCTAAGTTATATACAGAAGATGAAACTCCACTGAGTAAGATTCTGACAAGAAAGGTTCCTTACTATTACTTGTCTAATATTAGGCTTGTACCTGTGGAAATCGTTGTAAATAAGAGCGATGATATAATCCAGCCTATACTTTCAAGACTAGTAACAACTGATGATATTCCCAAGTTTTTACAGGAAAATATAGCTGACATAATAGAACAATTTAAGCATATATAATGAGTATATTAAATGATTTGGAAGAATGGAAAACTTTTATTAACTTGCGACTCCTAAAGGAGACGCTTGAAAAAGTTCCAACCATAAACATCTGTCCAAATAAAGATAATGTATTCAGGGCATTTAAATTGTGTTCTCCAAAAGATTGCAAAATAGTATTCTTGGGGCAAGACCCCTATCCACAGAAGGATGTTGCAACAGGAATACTATTTGGCAATAAAAAAGACACTTTGGAAGAGAATCTTTCACCCTCATTAAAGGTGATAAAAGAGGCAGCCATAGACTATACAATACCACATAATTATCCTATTGAGTTTGATAACAGTCTGGAGTCTTGGGCAGAACAAGGTATATTAATGCTTAATTCTGCACTTACAACAGAAATCAATAAGATAGGAAGTCATGTGATGGCGTGGAGACCTTTTATGATTGACTTCATAAGGTTATTTTCCAAAGTTCAATTTGGTAATATTTATGTTTTATTTGGACAGCAAGCTCAAACATTTGCTTCTTATATTGATAAGAGAAACTTCATTATAAGGACAAATCATCCAGCTTATTATGCTAGAATTAACCAATCTATGTCCCCCAAATTATTCTATGATATCAATGAATTAGTAGAAAAGCAGTTTGGAGAAAAGATAGAATGGTATAAAGACTTTAGCTATGCCGAATAAAAAGATTAGAAATGCTACTGCATCAAAGGTTAAAGGTATAACCTTTAAATCTCAGACTGAGAAAATGGTTTACAGAACTCTTACAGAGAAGGGTATTGATGTCAAATATGAACCTAAAACATTTATTCTATGGGACGGGTTTATACCAAAGACTCCCTTTTATGACCAAGAGACTGATAAACAACAGGAAATTAGGTGTGAAACCTTAGAACATAAGACACCAAAAGTACTTGTACTTAAGAAAGCAAGTGTTGTTGGCATAAGATACACACCTGATTTTTATTTCAAAGTTGATGATGTAGATATCTGGTTTGAAGTCAAGGGTATTGAGAATGATGTATTCTACATCAAGAAGAAATTATTCAGAAAATACCTTGATGACAAACTGGGGGCAACTGGTCAAAAATCAATGTTTTTTGAAATTTACACCAAGCGTCAAGTATTACAAGCATTAGATATTATTAAAGATTATGTCAAATCCAGTAAGCAAAATTAAAGAACTTATTCCCTACCTACCAGGTAGAGATATAGAGATTGCTAACAAGTTATTGAGTAAGAGGGATTTTGAGGGGCTTAGAGACTTAACTTGGTCCTCTCTGGTTATTATGGAGAGGAAGTTTGGTATGTTTGATGACATACCAGAGAAATATAAGAATGTTGATTTAGATAAATTAAGAGAACTTGCTGTTGTCTGTGCTGATTACTATACTCTTTTATACCCTGAGGAGGTTATAGAAGAGTTACAGGATGCAGCATCAGACTTAATTGATGACTATTAATGGAA